TTATACCATAAATAGTACACAGCTTGCTAATCCTTTGAAACCAGTGGACTTATAGCGTGTTAAGCAAAAGTGAATACGAGATTGAATACGACTTTACTTTTAGCTGGAGCGGATGAAATCCATGAACTGGTCAACGACTTCAACACGTTGATTATCATTGATGTGGGTATACATATCAAGGGTGATTTGAACATTATTGTGACCGAGTCTATCTGAAATGATTTTCGCTGTAACACCAGCTTCAAACAGAAGAGAAGCATGTGTATGCCTAAATCCGTGAGGCGAAATTTTTTTAAGATCTTTGTGTTTACAAAAGAATCTACTAAGCTTCACTTTCATAGTTGCGGCTAAAAGCCATCCCCCTATGTCATTCGTAAAAATATAATTTGAATCATGTTTGTAAGGCACACCAGCCTGGAAATATTCTTTTATTTGCTGTCGTTTCCAGAGTTTCAAAACATTCAGAGTTTCATCATCTAAGGTGATAATCCTCTTACTCCTTTTGGTTTTAGGATCCTGAACAGTTTGTTTTTTACCAATCACGACAGCCGTGCGAGAAATGCTTAACCGTTTATTTTCAAAGTCAACATCTGACCACATGAGGCCGATTGCTTCTCCAGTTCTCAATCCAGAAAAAGCGAGTAAGTGAAAAAAGGTATAGTCAACTGGCTTACAATTTGCTTTGTAAACTTTAAGGAACTCCGTTAGTTCCTGTTTTGTATAGTAGTTTTCTTTACCCTTTAAGGGTTTATTTTTAGGCTTGATAATCTTGTCTAAGGGATTTGACTTAATGATGTCAAGAGAAGCGGCATACTTGAAAATACGGCTAATAACAGAGTAGTAATTGGCATAGAGGACATAGCGGTTACTTAACTTTATAGCAATCTTCTGACAATAAGCGACACTGATCTGCTTAATCTTCATATCTGTAAAATATGAGTCAATCATAACATTAAGTTTTTTCTTAACGTTCTGATATGTTGTTGGTTTTACAGTACTTTTAAAGCTATCAAGCCATAACGCAGCGACTTCAGCGAAAGTAGGGTTCTGGAAATCTTCATTGTTTGAAAAACCATTCTCTTCAACGTCTAAGAGAAGGTCACGTTCGGCAGCCTTGGCCTCTTTTATAGTTTTAAAACCACGTCTTGTTGTGCGTTTTTCTTTTCCAGTTGCAGGGTCTATGCCCAGGTATGTTTGAAAGAGATATCTAGTCTCTCCTTTTTTTGTAATGTATTTTTTTATCATAAAAAGTCCTTTCTTTTCGATTGCTTGCCCGCATAGTTGAAAAGGTATAGAACTTATGATAAACTATAGTTGTATTTTTTTATCATATTTTCCATTGCTTGCTAGATGGAAGATTGAACCCTCACACTCAGAGTCGCCAAACTATGAGAGCGTGGGGCTTTTTTTTATTCAACAAAAAAAACGGTAACTAAATTTATAGTTACCGTTTCTGCGTGGCAGCTTGTGCCAACCGGATTATTTGCACTAGGATTTCTCCTAGGTTGGTAACTATATATTATCAAATATATTTCATTTTGTCAAAAATGGAAAGTTGAATCCTCATATTCAAAGATTGCTGTCGGAGAATGTGGGGATTTTTTATTTTTTTAAGACTTTCAACTTAATTCGTATCTTGAATGAATCCTTGACAGTACGAATTTTATCACTTTCTGGATCAATATCTTTGTAATCACCACCATAAATTTTAGCAATTTTCACAACTTCATTATTTGAATCTGTGGTTAATCTTAATACTTTTCTACTTTTGGACTTAGTCACATAGCCTAAGTGATAACCTCGAACCACAATTTTAACTGCATTAGGGTCAAATTGATTATCCACTTCAGGGACAAAGTCTACATCTGAAAACTCAAAAGGGGAATATTTGTAAAATCTATCACTAAAAATCAACTCCTCTTTAATTTCTTTAGAAGTATATCCTAAATAAGGCACATCATCTGATTCTTTTATGAGTTCTTGACATAAATCTGAGAACGCTTCTTGGCGATAGGATATTCCTTTCACTTTCAGAATAACATCATAAATAGTTCTCTTATCAATTTCTTCTTGTTTTAATCTATCTTCTATTCGAATAGCCAATAGTTTATTCAGCTCTTCAATTTCATACTCTAGTTGATCAGTATTAGATTGCCTAGGGAAAATACCAATCAAAAAGAGAAGAACTAAACTACCGATAATAAAAGAAAAAATTGTTAGTAGTATATTTCCAACGATGCCAAGCAGAAAAACAGAAATTAAGGTCAGCAAAACCAAAAAGGCTATCAAAGACCTTTGGTTTTCCAGTTTGCTAATTGTTTTTCTATGTTCATCTATTAGTTCTTTGATTTCCTTTTCTGTAAGAGTAGTAAACATATAGCACCTTAACCTTAATTTTCAATTGGCATGAAATTACCAACAATTTTTCCAATAATACGAGGATCCTCATCGTAAGGTGCAAATCTATCTTTATATTTTGGATTAAGGGAGACTAAGCGCAATCCATCAGGTTCACGATAAACCTTTTTAATATACGTTTGACCGTCCCAATCAATGGCATAGACCGCTCCGTCATAATCAAAACCAGTTTCTTTTACGAGGACAACCTCTCCGTTTTGGAACTTAGGTTCCATAGAGTCACCAAAAACCCAAGAGGCAAAATCATGATCTAAATCTTTATTATAAAAAACAGTATCATAGTTTCCGTCGTTAAAATAAGAGTAACCATTACCAGCCGCCAATTTTTCAAAAACACGGTATTCAAAAAGCTTTTCCTCAATTGTGATTACTTTATTATTTTGCTCTTTCAATTGTTCGTTAGCGTAGTTAAGAACCTTTTGTTTTCTCGGAGTTGATAGCCTGACAACCTTTTCAGTAATTTTATGAACCAACGGGGATGTGGGAATCTTTAGCTCTTTTACTTCCTGGACTTTATCCTCTATTAAGTCTGATTTATTAACCCCAAAATAGTCTGCAAGTAATTCGATTTTTCCTATCCGAGGATAAGTTATGCCTTTTAACCAATCTCTTACAGTAGTGTACTTCAATCCGAGATCAGAACAGAGCTTATTTCTATCAATCCCTTTGCTACTCATCAAATTTTCCAAGTTCGCAGAAAAAATTTCTTTACTTTTATTATTGCTCATTTTTATCACTCCTTTATATAGTATATATTACGGCAAAAACGCAAAAAAGTAAAGAAAAAAATAAAAAAATACGAAAAAACGCAAAAAAACACTTGACATTGCGGTTTAACCGCATTATAATATAGTCATAGTTGAGTCAGTCAATTATAAAAAAACGATAGAAAGGACAGCAACATGCCAAAAATGACTCTTAAAACATTGCGAACGCTAAAGAACTGGCGACAAGTGGACGCAGCTAAGGCCCTTGATGTCTCTGCTGATACTTGGGGAAATTGGGAACGAGGTAAAACAGAGCCTACCGTGACGCAGGCTTATCAAATCGCTACCACTTTTGATGTGTCTATTGATGACATTATTTTTTTACACGACATTGCGGTTTAACCGTAATAGAAAATGAGCACTATGAACAACGCAAAAAAGCACCTGACGGAAATCAGGTACTTACTTAAACAATTTAAACTATTATATCACAAAGATGCTTGCCCGCATAGTTGAGAGGATGTAAAAAATGGAAGGTATAACGTTACAATTACGATTGGACGGCGAAAGTGCTGAATTGTTCACGAATCAATTATTGGCTTTTGCTGAAAAGCAGGTCAAGGAGAAGCTAGAGAATGATCGTATACCAATCAATCAACAAGCCTTGATGAAGAAGTTCGGCTTTACTCACGGCTATATTAAGAAGTTAGAACGCAAAGGATTGAGATTTCGTAAGCAAGGGAAAGATATTATGTACGATGTCAATGATGTTTATGAGATTTTGGAATTAGAAAAAGAAGTACGAAAATTAAGAGCGTAAAGGAGAACAAAATGACAGAACCAACTTTATCAAGTCAATTACTTGGCTTAGCAGTGATTTTCATTGGGATGTTTATCCTAATGGTGCTTACGGCTAAAAATGAAAAATCGGATAAGCAAAATGTAGTGGTCATTATTGAAGAAACAGAAGATTTCAGGGAAGTTGCTCGAAGAAACCTGAGAATGTGTGACAGAAAGTCTACCTATGACACCCAACCACCTATAGGTCTTGCTTCATCAATTGAGGATGTACCACAAGTTTTTAGATCATGCATCGAAGACTATGACAGACTCGCTCAGGACTACCAGGAAGAAGCAAGAAATAATGATCTTCTAAGAAAACAAAATACAAACCTCTTAGAAGAAAATGGGCGTTTGCTTTATCAGGAAATGACCATGGATTTTCGTCAGAATCCTAGAAAATGGAGGGCAAAGACATGACGGTTAGTCGTGATATGAGCGAGATGG